AATAATGACAGACGATGAACTCAAGGCAATAACAGATCAAGAGATTAAACAATCTTTAGGTTATGGCTCTGGAGAGATTAGTGACCAGAGAATGAGGGCGCTAGATTATTACATGGCAAAGCCTATCCGTGACCTTGCGCCACCTGCAATTGATGGACGGTCAAGCGTTGTATCAACAGATGTACTTGATACGGTGGAGTGGATGTTGCCCTCGTTATTAAAGATGTTTGTCGGAACTGATAAAACGGTAGAGTTCGAGGCAAAATCAGAAGAGTATGAAGAGCAAGCCAGATGCGCTACTGCTTACATAAACGATTATGTACTTCGTGTGCAGAACAATGCGTTTACAATATTTCATACATGGTTTAAAGATGCGCTGCTTAGTAAGGTAGGCGTGCTGAAGCTGTGGTGGGATACCATTGATGAGGAAGCAAGGGAAGACTATAACGGTCTTGATGAGATTGAGCTTGCTATGCTCCTTAGTGATACAAGTGTAGAGCCAATAGAGAACTCAACCTTTATTGATAACGAAACTGGTGCGATGTTATACAACGTTGCTGTTAAACGTAAGAAGACAAAAGGTTTCACAAGAATTGAGAATGTTCCACCAGAAGAGTTTTTGATTAGCAGCCGTGCAAAGAATATAGAAGATGCAGACTTTGTAGCACATAGGTTTGAACGTACTATTGGCGAACTAAAATCAGCAGGATATAAGAACGTTGATGAGCTGTCTAGTGATGAGCTAGATGGTGCGTACCAACAAGAGCGTGTTGAACGTAGGACATTCTATGATGATATGCCGTATGCAGATGGTGGTAATCGTTCTGATACATCTGACAAGAGTAGTCGTGTAGTCTGGGTAACAGAGTGCTACATGAAGGTAGATGTTGATGGTGATGGTATACCAGAGTGGCGCAAGATTACACGATGCGGAAATAGTTTATTGGATAACATTGAGTGTGATGGCAATCCATTTGTAACTATCACGCCTATTCCTATGCCGCACCAGTTCTTTGGTCTATCTGTTGCCGATCTTGCAATGGAATCACAAAGAACAAAGACCAGCCTGATGCGTGCGATGATTGATAACCTATACTTATCGGTTAATGGTCGTTCATGGGCGCTTGAAGGTCAGGTCAACATGGATGATCTATTAACATCAAGACCTGGTGGTATTGTTCGTGTAAAAACTCCTAATGCTGTTGGTGCATTGCAGTCTGGTAATGGTGACATGGCTGGCGCTACAAATCTTCTTGAGATTGTAGAACAGGCAAAAGAGAACAGAACTGGATTTACTCGTGCTAGTCAAGGAACTAATCCTGATGCATTAAACCAGACAGCGACAGGCATGAATATCATAACCAATCGTGCAGATATGCGGGTTGAATTGATAGCTAGAAACTTTGCTGAAACTGGCGTAAGAAACTTATTCTTAAAGGTATTAGAACTTGTTAGTAAATACCAAGACAATGTTGAGCGTATAAAGTCAAGTCATGGTAGGTGGGTTGATATTGATCCAAGAGAGTGGAAGAACCAGTTTCACCTTAGTGTGTCAGTTGGTTTAGGAACTGGTAACAAGGATCAGATTGAACAAAAGCTAAATACTCTAGGCCTGATAATGAAGGGTACTTCCGAGTATGGTATAACTGGCCCACAAGAGTTTTACAATGGCGCTGTAAAGATGGCGGAAGTTTTAGGGTTTGCAAATCCTGAAAAGTTCTTTAAGAATCCTGCTGAACAGCAAGAACAACCACAACAAGAGCCACCTCCTGATCCAACTACTATGCAGATACAGGCGGCAATCCAGATCAATGAACGTACAATGCAATTAAAAGAAAGAGAGGCTATTGCAAATTTACAGTTTAAAGATAAAGAATTGATGGCTAAGATTGCTCATGATAAGATGAAACTTGATGCTGATATCATGTTAAAACGTGAAGAGATAGCAGCAAAGATTGGCATGAAGCAAGAAGAAATGAATAATAACATGATTGAACAGGACATGATGAATGGATTTAGAACAGCAAGCCAACCAGGCAATTTCCAGGAAGCAACAGGCGGAATGGTTAATAACACACCCTTTATTTAATGAAGCATTTAAGAAGCTTGAAGAGATGTATTTTGACAAGTGGTTAAATGGTGAAGGACTAACAAGAGAAGAGAGAGAAGAGATATGGCGGCAATTGAAGGCGATGCAACACCATCAACAGTTATTGAAGAATCTGATAATAAGCGGAGAACTCGCAAGCCAAACTTTGACTTCGATGCGTATATAGTTTGGGTGTTAAGCTTAGAAGTAAAAGATGAGAATTTAAGAATTAAGCATATAATTACGCCAACATTAGTTGATGTTGATTATTTTCATGTAAGATATAGTAACCCAAAAGTTATCAAAGGGCCGTTGGCTGGTATTGAAACTGCTAACGAAACATTTATTCCTTACGAGTAATACTATTTAATTTAAAAGAGAAAAACAATGGAAAATGAAGCTACCAATTATGGCGCTGAACCAATTGAGCAATCGGATACTGGACAAACAACCAGTGACTCAGATGCAGAGTTGCTCAGTGCATACTTAACGCAAGAAGAACAAGGTTATCAGTTTGATGATGAAGGCTCCTCCGATGATGGACAAGAGCAAGAAATTCAAAAGCCTGCTAATGATATTTTTACTGTTAAGGTAGATGGTGTAGAGAAACAAGTTGACAGAGATGAACTAATTGCTAATTATCAAATTAATAAAGCTTCGACTCAGCGTTTTGAGGAAGCGGCATCAATAAGAAAAGAAGCAGAATCTCAAAAACAAATTTATCTACAGCAGCAACAAGTATTAGGTAATGCGGTACAACACTTTCAGAACGTAGCACAGCAATGGGCGCAACAAGGCCAACCCAACTGGCAAGATTTGTTAGAGAACAATCCGCACGAATATTTGAGGCAGAAGGAATTATTCGAGGCTAAGCAAGTTGAAGTTAATAAGGCAAATGCAACACAGCAATACCTTATGCAACAGCAACAGGCTCAAGAGCGCGAATATTTAGGCCAGCACTTGGAGCAAGAAGGCAAGAGGCTGCTTGATATTATTCCAGAATGGCAAGATAAGTCTAAGAGAACAAATGAAGAGCAAGAGCTTATAAGCTACCTTACTAATCAAGGATACTCTAAACAAGACTTGTTAAACTTGAATGAATCAAGAGCAGCTAATATCAAATTGGCGTTAAATGCTATGAGATATGACAAACTTGTTAATCAGGCTAAAAGTTCTAATAAAAAGGTTGAGAATTTACCACCAAGAATTGAACGATCTGGCAACAGCAATATACAAAAGTCTGGGCTTGATGAAGCAAAATCTAAGTTGGCAAAATCTGGATCACTTAATGATGCGGCAGCAGCTTTCGCTGTCATGTTTGGTAATTAAATTATAGTAGGTAATTAAGATGGCAATTGTAACAGGTACATATCAAACCTTCCAGGCTAAAGGTATTAGGGAAGATTTGACAAACATGATTTATCAAATCACTCCGACTAAGACTCCATTTATGTCGGCAATCCCAAAAGTAAAAGCAACTAATACTTTTCATGAGTGGCAAACACAAGACCTTGCTGCTGTAAGTGTTAATGCTCAAATTGAGGGCGATGACGTTTCAACTTTTGGTACTGTTAGTCCTACAACTCGTTTAGGTAACTATACTCAAATTTCAACTAAGAATGTTGTTATTTCTGGTACTAACCAATCAGTTAAGGCTGCTGGTCGTAACAATGAACTAGGTTATCAAATCTCTATGAAAGCTTCTGAGCTTAAAAGAGATATGGAAGCTGCACTTTGTTCTGCTGCTAACGGTACTGCTGGCGCTGTTTCTAACGCTGGTACAACTGCAAATGCTGCTGGTTCTACTTCTGCCGCTCGTAACTTGCGTGGTCTTGAAGGTTGGATTGCTACCAATGTTAGTTTAGGTACTAGTGGTGTTGCTCCTGTTTATACTATGGGTTCATGGGCTGCTCCAACTGACGGTACTGCAAGAGCATTCTTGGAATCACAAGTAAAAACAGTGTTGCAAAGCATCTATGCAGAAGGTGGTGAACCTGACATGATTATGGTTGGCCCAAGTCAAAAACAAACATTCTCAACTTTTACTGGTGGTTCTACTCGTTTCGACAAGTCAGAAGACAAATCAGTAACTGCTGCTGTTGATGTTTATGTAAGCGACTTCGGTACTTTACAAATTATGCCTAACCGTTTTCAACGTGCAAGAACTGCATTTATCTTAGAAACTGATAAATGGGCATTAGCAACATTGAGAAACTTTGAAACAGTTGACCTAGCAAAAACTGGTGATGCTGATAAGAAACTTATTACAGTTGAATATACGCTTGAATCTCGTCAAGAGAAAGCTTCAGGCGCAGTAAAAGACTTGTTGTAAGATTAAAATAGAGTGGGTGTAAAAACCCACTCATCTTTTAAGGAAAAGATTATGTCTGATGCATTACAGATTGGCGCAGTTGGTAGCACAATTACAACCAGCGCAACATCCACAAGAATTGCAATTCCTGTTAACTCAGCAGGTGTAAAGCCTGGTTATTTAAGAATTGCTTCAAATGCTTATGCGTTTGTTAAGATAGGTGATTCAACAGTTACAGCAACTGGTAATGATATACTTCTACAACCAAATGACGAGTTATGTATTGTTGTTAGTGGTAATACTCATGTTGCAGCTATACAAGATTCGGCAGCAGGAAAGGTAAACGTGATTCCATTGGATAATAGTTAATGGAGATGCAGACTCGTGTTGTCAGTCAAGATGACAAGGTAATTGTCCAATCTTTTCAAGACACAACAGAGATACTTGATAGCGTAAAAGAAAAAGTTGACCAGGGAAATACTGGTAGTCATGACATGAAACATGCGGCAACTATCCCGATGGTTATTATTGAATCTTATATCAATAGGACTGGGATAACATTCACCGAGTTTATGCGTGATAAAGAACACATAAAAACACTTTTAAACGATAAAAGTTTAGAAGGATTTAGAATCTGGAAGGGTAAAGTGTAATGGCGTTATCTAATTTTACAGAACTTAAAAGCTCAATTGCCAGTTGGATTCATCGTAATGATCTAACTGCTGTTATACCAGACTTTATAAAACTGGCTGAAAGCAGAATGTCTTTAGAATTAGATGTTGACCAACTGCAAAAAACCGCCACCATCACAACTGTTTCCGGAACCGATACAGCACCATTGCCTTCTGATTTTAGAAGCCTAATAGATGCTACTATCACTATGGGAAGCATCTTGTATGTACTTGATAAGATGCCAGCGCAATTGTTAAGGACTAGGTGGGGAAGTTATACAAGCAATATTCCACAAAGTTATGCCATATTAAATAATAAACTAAAGCTAGGGCCAATTCCTAATGGTAACTATGACATTGTGCTTGAATATAACTGCACAATTCCTTCGTTAAGCGATAGCAATCCAACTAATGACCTATTAACTGCATATCCTGATATGTACTTACACTGTTGTTTAATATACGCAGCAACCTATATTAGAGATGCAGAGATGGTTGGTGGAATGGAATCATTGTATAATGCAGATAAAGAACGGGCCAATATAGCAAATTGGAATCAAGATGCGGCTATGGCAACCAAACAGGGGTAAATAATGGCACTAGAAAGCGGAAATTATATTAATGATTTGGTTATTACAAACCCAACATCATCAGACCCAAAGAGTCAGGGTGACGATCATTTAAGATTAGTTAAGACAATACTAAAAGAAACCTTAAATGGCTTCACTGGTGCTATCTTAGTAACTGCAACCGATACAGGTACAGCAACTGGTCATGTTTTAGCGCCTAGCACAGCTCTAGTTGGCTACACGCCTATGTTATGTTTGTTATATAGGGCATTAGTAACAAATACTGGTGCATTAACGGTTAACGTGTCTGGTTTAGGTGTTAGATCAATTAAGACAATGGCTGGGGCTGATCCTACTGCTGGTGACATCGTTGCCGGTTATCCGATGCTGTTAATGTATGACGGAACTAACTTTATTACATTAGGTGGTTCGGAGTTCTTAAGCAAAACAGGTACGCAAAAGTTAACAGGTAACTTTACTGTTGATGGCAATGAAACTGTTACAGGAAATGAAACTGTTACTGGCAATGGGTTAATCGGTGGAACCTTAGGAGTAACTGGCCTAACAACTCTTAATGCAGCAGTAGGATTAACACGAACTGCTGGTGACAATACGGTTAATCTTGCAACAACATCGTTTGCAATGAACATGTTATCTCCAACATTTTCTGGTGTGCCAACATCACCAACTGCATCAACTGGAACAAGCACAACACAAATAGCAACTTGCGCTTTTGTTGCAGCACAAGCATTTAACACTGCACTACCAGCACAGGCAGGAAACGCAGGAAAGTTTGTCACAACTGATGGCACTAATGCCAGTTGGGCAGATGTAATTATTCCATCTTATTTATTAATGGCACAAGGAATTTATTAATGTCAACTACAGCACAATATGCAACAACTCCTGTCTTTGGATCGGCACTACTAACAACAGCAGATACTTCATTGACTGCACCTACAACTATTGGAACAATTTTAACCGCTGGAGCATCAGGCACACGAATTGATTTTATTGAGATTCAAGGTGTTGCAACTAGCGTAGCTGGCATTGTTAATATATTTATCTATGACGGAACAACTTATCATTTATGGCAACAAATACCAATTAATGCTGTCACATCAAGCACAACTGCTGTTGCATTTAACGCAATAACATCAACTAATAATTCGCCTAATGTAATGCCAATGATTATTCCAACTGGATATTCATTAAGAGCAACAACAACTATTACTCAAACAGGTTTAAAAGTAATTGCTTATGGCGGGAACTTCTAATGAATAAAGGTAGCTATGGTTATCCATTGCCTCCTAATGGTTCTTCTCGCATTGCTCCATCACAATGGAGGCAATATAAATTAATTACTGCAACAACATCAACTGAAATTGTTCCTCAAAATGTGTTTCAAATGGGAGTAGCTGTTTTTGGGGGAGGCGGAAGCGCTAGTAATTGGGGCGGTGGTGGTGGAGGTGGTTTTGCCTTCGGTATAGTAGACGTTATTCCTGGTCAATTATTACCAACAATAACTATTGGAGCTATTTCTGGAACATCGTCATTTGGAACTTTATTATCTGCAACTGGTGGAGAAACATCTTCAACATCAACAGGTGGTGCTGGAGGTACTGGATCA